CTTGACACGCGCAGGAACGCCCCTATTCTGCGCCGCAACCAATGGATAACGACGACGTAGCGGAGCCGCAGGAAAAACGCGCTGGCGGGGCGCGGAGGAAGCCGAGCAAAAAGCGCGCGGAAACTGACCGCTCGGAAGTCGTGACGACGGGCTTGCCGACGGCGGGGCGGAACACGAACGGGAAAGTGTCGCTCGACCGGATCGTGGCGTGGATATGCAGCGCGAGCGACCACAAGATCGCCTACTCAACGGCGCGGGTGGCGTGCGTTGGGCGCGGCATGTCCATCGAGGGTGGACTGACGATAGCGGAAGCGGTGCCGGTTGTGGCGGACATGCTCCTAAAGCAGCTCTACACGTCCACGCTCGACATCAAGCGGGATAAAGCGCGAGCGGCGGCGGCAGCAGCGGACACGGCGGAGATCCAGTTGGAGCAGTTGAAGGGCCATCTCGTGAGTCGGGACGAAATGCGGCGCGTCGTGGAGAACGCCGTCGTCACGTTCCGCGAGAAGGTGCGCGGGCTGGAGGATTTGAGCCTGGAGCAGCGCAAAGCGGTGTGCGATTTGTTGGTGAACCTCAAGCTCGACGATGAGGCCGAGCGTTGAAGCGGCGCTGGCCGAGGGTGCGCGGCAAGTGCTCTATTCGTGTTTGCCATTGGCGCGAATCAACGACACCGGCAACCCGGTCAAATGGGCGGACGAACACCGCTGGTTGGCCGAGGGAGAGTCACCTTACTCACCGCAGCGGGCCAAGTTCAATTTCGACGCGACGCCGTATGCCATCGAGCCGTGCATGAGCGCGGTGGACAAGGACGTGCAGACCACCGTGCTTTGGTGGGGGAGCAACACCGGCAAAACGAGTGCGGTGTTCTTCAACGTGCTCGGCTTCATCGTCAACGATCAGCCGGGCGGCATCCTTTGGGCGCTCAAGACCGACGCGCAGGCGGAGGAGATCAGCAAGAAGCTCATCGCACCGGCCATTGCCACCACGCCAAACCTTTCCTCGAAATTCGCACCGCCAAAGTCCAGGGACTCGACCAACACGATTCGTCACAAGCTCTTTGCCGGCGGCTCACTCTCCATGATCGGCACGGAGAGCGTGACGGGCTTTCGCGCGATCCGCTCCCCGTATGTCATCGGCGACGAGATAGACTCGTGGGAAGGCGCCGTTGGCGACGAAGGCGATCCGGTTGGGCTGCTACTACGCCGCGCCGACGGCTTCCCGCGTTCCGTGCGAATGTTGGCGAGCACCGGCACAGTCAAGGGCCGGTCGCGCATCGAGTATTGGTATGGCCGGAGCGACATGCGGAAATGGTTTGTGCCATGCCGGAAGTGCGGTGCGCGACAACTCATCATCTTCGGGCAAATTCGCTGGCCAAAGGGCGAGCCGACAAAGGCGCGCTGGCATTGTGCCGAGTGCGACGTGGAACACAACGACAAACAGCGGCAGGAGTCCGTGCGGCACGGCGAGTGGCGACCAACGGCACCGTTCACCGGCATCCGTGGCTATTGGCTGAATGGCTTCAATTCGCTCATGCCGCCAAACAAAGGCTACCGCGACCGGCTCGCGCAATGGGCGAAAGAAGTGAGCGATGCCAGCCACGCTCAAGACCCGCGCGAAGCCAAGAAGGTGCTGGTGCAAACGCTGTTCACCGAGACATGGCAGGACGATGAGGACGCAAAGCCGGAGTGGGAGTTGCTGGCCAAGCGGCGCGAGAAGCTGGATAAGCTCCCGCGCGAGTCGGTGTTTCTCACCGCGGGCGTGGACGTGCAGCAAGACCGCATCGAGGCAACCGTGTGGAGCTTTGGACGCGAGGAAACAATGGTGGCATGGCGGCACTACGTTTTCCAAGGGGATCCGCGTGCGCCGGAAGTGTGGGGCCGGTTGGAAGCGGCCATGCGGTTGACCTTCGAACGCGAGGACGGCGCGCATCTTGCCATTCGTGCCGTCGGCGTGGACACAGGTTATCCGACCGCGCAGCGCATGGCATACGAGTTCATCCGACCGCGGCAGGCGCGAAACTGGTTTGCGCTGAAAGGCTCGTCATTGCCAGACGCAGCCATCGTCATCCGGCCAAAGCGGCATTCGACCGTGGACAAAGTTGCGCTGCTCACCGTCGGCACGAATCGCGCGAAGGGAATCATCTACGACCGCGCAACCATCCAGTCGCCGGGGCCGGGCTTTATGCGGTTCTCAGCCGAGTTGCCGGAGGATTGGTTCACGCAGTTGCTCGCGGAGAACTCGTTTCCGTTCTACAAGAATGGCGTCCGGCACCGGCAATTCACCAAGGACAGCAACGCGCGCAACGAGGCGCTGGACTGTTGTGTGTATGCAACGGCGGCTTACGTCGCGCTCGGGCCGCTCAACTTTACGGCGGAGGATGAGCGGCTGGCCCGTGCGAAAGAGCCGCAGCAGCCGAAACAGGATGCGCCGCGCAAGGTTGGTTTCGTCGGCGCTGGTGGGTGGAAAATCTGAGGCGAAGATTTTTCTTGCCATCATCCAGCGTGGCGGATAAACGTCGCGCACCTTCGATGCGTTTGCCGCGCTCAACAAAATCCGGTGGCTCTGGCCAAACCGTCATTGCGGCAAACTTTGACGGGGGATTTAGCAACAAACCAACAACAACAAAACCGATGAATATACTGAATAAACAATGCAAGGCACTGGCTCCCACCTACGGAAACGCCGCTGCGTCCGTAGCGAAACGCGAAAAATTCTCTTGGGCGGAACCGTGCGCCCCCGGGTCGTTCCTGATGATTAGGAAAGACGACCTCAACATTGACGGATCGTATCAGCGGGAAGAAGTCTCGAAAGCAAAGGTGCTGGAAATCGCCCGTGATTGGGACTGGAAGATGTTCGGCACCCTGTCGGTGATCATGCGTGAGGATGGTACTTTATGGGTGTATGACGGTGGCCACCGCTGCCGTGCAGCATTCTTCCGCGATGACATTACGGAACTCCCTTGCATGGTCTTCAAGGCCGAAAACGAAAAGACCGAGGCGAAGGCATTCGTGGGCGCAAACACCATGAAGAGCGCGGTGTCGGCGTATCACAAACACCGCGCTGCGGTGAAGACAGGCGAACCCATAGCCGTGGCCGCTCAAGCCATCCTCGACAAGCACGGATACGAAGCGCTGCAAAACGGGTTCAAGAATTACGCATTCGCGGCTATCAACACCCTGCAAACGCTAGTAAAGGAAAACGCCGTGCTGGCGGAAAAGGCGTTCGCGGCGTGTGCATACATCGCGGTAGATGGCGAGCAGTTCTCAGGCGAGGTGCTGTCTGCGGTCTTCACCTGCCAGAAGAAGCTGGAAGGTAAGGCGGACATCCTCACGGACGGGTATCTGGAGCTCCTCAGGCGTGAAACGTTGCCAGGTATTGAAGCTGCACTCCGCAGGGAAAAGCACATTGTCGGCAAGGGTGGTGTGGCGATCTGCGCGAAGGCACTGCTGGACGTGCTGAACAAGGGCAAGAAACGCCGTCTTACATTCGCCTAACGCGGCAAGGCAAGGCAATCACGAGAGTCGCGGGCGGCAAACAGCGGCACTGATTTGAGTCAAACCAACAACAACACAAACCAATGAAAACAATGAAAACAACGTGGACGGGAATCCGTCCGCTCATCATGTCGAACCCGCAGACAGTTGAGATTGCCAATCCATTCGCGGTCAACTCGCGGCGCATCAATGCGCTGCTCAAAGCGGCGCGGAAGAAGGGCGACGAAAACCGCATGTCCGAACTCGCTGACGAACAGCAGCGCGGCGATTGGGAGGCGTCGGCGTATTGGAACGAAGCGGAGAAATGCTTCTTCCTTCCGGATACCTGTCTCATCGCCTGCATCCGCAACGGCGCGGCGGCGGCGAAGAAGGGCAAGGACATTGATCGTGCCGTCATCATCAGCGAAACGGAGGCCGTGATTGAGACGACCGCGAAGCACAACAGCCTCGATGCGTATTACGCAGACCCGGCGTTCCGTTTGGAGTGTCCGGCGAAAGTGCCGCCGAAAACCGGGGCGCTCATCTGGAAGGTGCGGTGCATGATGCCGGTTGGATGGAGCGTCACGTTCAACATCGAGTATGACGAGAATATCGTCGCGGAGAAGTCGCTCAAAGAGGCGCTGGAACTGGCGGGGCGGCTGAGCGGAATTGGCGGCTGGCGTCCGAAATTTGGGCGGTTTTTGGTCAGTTAGGGCGAGGCATTGCATGGCGAATCCTTGCAAAGCATTGCAGACACACATCGGACGGAAACGCCCGATGCAGTCTGCATGGCTGTGCATGGCAGACCGCAGCATTGCTTTGCGCGGCTATGTGTTGTCCACACACCGCGCATCCTCCGGGATGCGCGGCAGTGGGCACGGCGTGGCCATGCTGGGCGCGGTCTGGCGAGGCGGGGCACGGCAAACACACAGCGCATCTTCGGGTGCGTTGCAGTTTGCCGGGCGTGGCAAGGCGGGGCTCGGCATGGCATGGCAAGGCCGGGCACGGCGGGGCGCGGCAACTACATCCGGGGTAAAAGCCGGACAGTTTTCAACAACACAACAACACAACAACAACAAAACCAATGAACACAGAAGACTACGAAACCGAGGGAGTAACCAAGCTACCATTGTGGCAAAACGCAGTGGACGAAATGATCGAGACCGGGATTGATTACGGCAAGGTCTATCCGGCTGAGTTTTTCGAGAAGCACTTGAAGTGCGACCGCAACACCATGAGCTTCGGGCTTGGCGTGTCGGACATCCGCCGGTCACTTGAAGACCTTGGCTATTACCTCACCGGGCGCGGGCAGAAGGGCGATCAGTTCGTGATTGTGGAGAATACCAGCAATCAGGGCGTCGGGAATTGCTACATGCGCCGGGCAAGGGACTGTTTCGACCGCGCATTTACGCTGCTCGTGAACACGAAGCAGGAGGGCATGACGGTGGAGGAAAAGCGGCGACACGACGCCACGGCTGAGAAAGTGGCCATCCGTCGCGCGCTCCTGAATATCAAGCTGAAGGAGGCTCGGCGGATTGTGAAACCACCACAAAAGGCGCTTGAATAATTTCGGCGTGGCGCTGCTTGGCCGGGTGTGGCCCGGCGCGGCAGGGCAGGGCATGGCAAACACACAGCCGTCATTCGTGACGGTTGCAGTTTGCTCGGCGTTGCTCGGCGTGGCTCGGCTGTGCTAGTCCATGCGCGGCACGGCATGGCGAGGCAATCACGAGAGCACCGGGCGGTTAACAGGTGCAACCCCTTAAATCGCGAAGTCCGGCAGCACCGGCTCAAACGCGGGCCTGCGCTGAACAACGCGCCGCAGCTTCTCCGCCTCCATGCGCCGGAGCAGTTCCTCGCCGGCGGCGATCAGCGCCGCATCTTCGCGGGCAGCAACGAGCGCGGCATCCTCAGCGGTGCCGTACTCAGCCCAAAGCGGGAGTGTCGCGTTCATGTGATAATAGTTATAGCACTTTCTCAGATTTGATAAAGTAAATTCTCACAAATGAGAATCCGCGCTTGCCAAGTCGCGTGACATGGGGCAAACGTGGCGCATGGCAGTCGAAACAGTCTCAGGCTTGCCCGCGATCATCGAAAGCGGGGACACCGTGATTTTCACCGAGGACTTCACCGATTATCCGGTGTCCGCGTGGGGCGTAAAACTCTACGTGTCGCTGAACGGAACCGCCGTCACGAACTGGACGGGGAGCGGCAGCGGATCCACCTACACGTTCACGCTCACGGCGGCTCAGACGGCGGCACTCACGGCAGGCCGCTACCTATTCGCGTTCTACGCTACCGAGACGGCGACAAGCCAGCGGGAGCTTGCCAAGACCGGCGAACTCGACGTGCTCCCCAACCTTGCGGCTACGCAGACCGCCAGCACCGCGCAGACGTTGCTCACGAACATCGAGACGGCGATCACCGCGCTCTCCAGTGGCGAGAATCAGAGCGTGAGCTTTAACGGGCAGAGCTTCACCAAGAAAGACCTTGGCGGGCTGCTCCGCCAGCGCACGCAACTCCAGGCCGAGGTCATCCGCGAGAAGCGCCGCGCCGATGCGCTCCGCGGCATTCGCCGGAGCAACTGCATCGCGCCCATCTTCACAAACCCATGAGCATTTTTTCCCGATTCAACCCGTTCCGCAAAAGTCCGCGCCGCTCCTACTCCGAGCTTACCGCACGCGGACAGGCGAACAGCGATTGGGCTTTTTCCGGCATTGGCGAGGACGCGGACGTTTGGGCAAACCAATACCTGCTCCGCGCCCGGATGCGCGACTTGTGGAAAAAGAACCCCTACTTCGGAAAATACCGCGAAGAGCTTTTCGCCAACGTGTTTGGCGCGGAAGGCATCCTGCTCCGGATGAAATGCACCGAGACAGAGGCGCGCGTCGTCTATGCCGCCGATGAGCGCACCGCGCTGCTTACGCATGAGCGCCGCATGAACCGCGTGCTCGACAACGTGCGCGAGCGGACAGGCCGCGACATCCCGACCTATCACCTTTTCGACAAGGCGAAGGCCACGGTGCAAGTCGGTCAGCCCGATTACTACGCCATCAAGGTCATCGAGGACGCATGGCGGCAGTGGAAGCGGAAGGAGAATTGCGACGTGCGCGGACAGCGCGATTATGTGAGCCTTTGCAACCTGCGACTCGTCAACACCGCGCGCGACGGTGGGCTGTTCGTGCGCTTGGTGCGCGACACAAAGGCGAAGGTCAACGAGTTCGGTTTCGCCATCCAGCTTGTCCCCGATGAGTATTGCGACTACGCGCTGAACGAATCGCTTTCCAACGGCAACGAGATCCGCATGGGCATCGAGTATCAGTGGAACGATTGGGGCCTCGGCAAGCCTGTTGCCTACTACTTCCTCAAACGCCAGCGCAATGACTGGCAGTATTCGAGCGGCCTTTTCGGCTACGCGCAGACTTCGGGGCGGCTGCATGATCGCGTTCCGGCGAGCGAGATTCTGCACTACGCGCGTTACTCGGACGCGGACAGCACGCGGCCCGCTCCGTGGGGCGTGAGCAATATCAGCAACTCGCGGCACCTGGCAAAATACGAGGAGGCCGAGGTCATCGCCGCGAGAGTGAGCGCGTGCAAAATGGGGTGGTTTTACAGCGACATCAACCCCGACGGCGGCAGCACGTCCGCGCAGGACTACCCCGACCCGACGCAGAAGACGATGGAAGCCACGCCGGGCGGATTCGAGGGCTTGCCGTGGGGCGTGAAGTTCCAAGGCTTCGACCCCAATCATCCCAACGGCAACTTTGACACGTTCCGCAAGGGAATGCTCCGTTCGTGGTGCGCCGGACTGCCGGGCGCGAATTACAACATCATCGCCAACGACCTTGAGGGCGTGAACTATTCGAGCGGCAAATTCGGCATCTATGACGAGCGGGAAATGTGGATGCTGTTGCAAAAGTTCGACATCACCACGGGCGAAACACCGATTTTCGAAGCGTGGCTGGAAATGGCACTCATCACCGGTGCGGTGCCGCTCCCGCTCGCGAAGTATCGCAAGTTCAACGCACCGCATTTCCGGGGCCGTCGCTGGAAAGGCGTCGAACCGGTCAAGGAAGCGCAGGCCAGCGCCATGCGGATCGAATCCAAGCTATCCACGCGCACGCGGGAGATCGAGGACAGCGATAGCGAGGAAGATTTTGAGGAGATCATCTTCAAACTGGCGGAAGAAAACGCACTCATGGAATCGCTTGGCATCAGCACCGCCACCACAGAGACGCCGCCAGCGCAGCCGGACAAAGCGGAGGACGGCGACGGCTCAACCGACGGCGACGCACCGAGCGCACCTGTAAAGAAAAACGGCAGCCGTCTCAATCTTGCGCTGTAATTCTCAGAACTGAGAACGGCCATTTCTCACGAATGAGAATTTTATCAAAACTGCGCTTGACGGTTCTCAAAAATGAGAATAAGGAGCGCACAGTGAAATCCGTCAAGCCCATCAAACCGCGTAAAGGCAAGCCGATCAAAGTGGACATGCGCGGCCTCGACATTCTCACGCGATGAGCAAGACGATCAAAATTCCCGAAACGCTTTTTCGCAGCGCGCAATTCGAGCGCAGCGCCATCAACGAGGAAGCGCGCACCGTTGAGTTGAGCATTTCGAGCGAGGCACCATATAAACGCTATTTCGGCACGGAAATCCTCGACCACAAAGCCGAGTGCGTGAAGCTGGAACGCTTTGCCACAGGCGCTCCGCTGTTGTTCAACCACAATTGCGACGCGCACATTGGCCGCATCATCGAGACACGGCTGGAAAACGGAAAACTGGTCGTGAAAGCGAAGTTCGGCAACTCGGCATTCGCGAATGAGAAGTGGCAGGACGTGAAGGACGGTATTCTCAAGGAAACCAGCGTTGGCTACCAAGTTTCGAAGATGGTTCTGGAGGAAGAAAAGGACGATGAATGCACGTATCGCGTCACGGAATGGACGCCATACGAGGGCAGTCTCGTCACGATCCCGGCAGACCCAAGCGTTGGCGTCGGACGCTCCGAAAACCTGCGCGAATTGGAAATCTCTATCAAAAATGAGAAACCGCTTGACGGAAATTCTCAAATATGCGAAAACAACACAACTAAGACCACCACCATGCCTACCGAACCTATCACACCACCCGCACCAAACATCGAAGTCACCCGTGCGGAGGCGGTTTCCGCCGAGCGCAAGCGCGTCGCGGACATTCAGGAACTCAACACCCACTTTCAGCAAAAAGGCATCGCGGGCCGTCGCGTTGATTGCGGCAAGCTCGCTGATGAAATGATTCGCGACGGCAAGACCGTTCAGGACTTCCAAAACGCCGTCATTCGCGCCGAGCTTCCCGAAATGAAGCCCATCACGACCTCGCCGGAAATTGGCATGGAGAAAAAGGACTTGGACAAATACTCCATTGTCCGCGCCATCAATCTTCGCGCCGCGAACAAGCCGCTCGACGGTCTAGAAAAGGACTGCAACGACGCAGCCTCCAAACTGCTCGGCAAACAGACCAACGGCTTTTTCATTCCGCACGATGTCATGGCGCACCGCGCGCTTACGACCAACGTGTTTAGCGCCGCGGGCGCATTCGTGCAGGCTGGCAACCAAGGCCAGAGCATGATCGAACTTTACCGCAACCAGATGTGCGTCGTGCAAATGGGAGCGCGAGTGCTCACCGGCTTACAAGGCAACCTCGCCATTCCGTCGCAGACTGGCGGAGCAACGGCATCGTGGCTGTCCGAGGACGGCACAATCACCGCTTCCGCGCAGACCGTCGGCCAAGTGTCGCTCACGCCTCACCGCCTTGTCGGTGCCACCGCCTACACGCAGCAGCTTCTCGCGCAGTCCTCGATTGACGTGGAGAGCTTCGTCCGCAACGACCTCATGGCGGTTCTCGCCATCGCCAAAGACCTCGCCGCGCTGAAAGGCACCGGCGTCAGCGGCCAACCGCTCGGCATCTACGGCACGGCGAACAAATCCACCAGCGTCACGCTCGCCGGTGCGAACTCGATGATCTACGCGGACGCGGTTCAATTCGAGACGAACGTCGCGACCAACAACGCAGCCGTCGGCTCACTTGGCTACCTCACCAGCATCGCCACGCGCGGCAACAGCAAGCTCGTTGCAGAAATCTCCGCCGCCAATTCAATCCCGGTCTGGAAGAATGACACGGTGAACGGCTACAAGGCGCTTGCGACCAACCAGCTCACCACCCTGCCAAGCGTTATCTTTGGCAACTGGTCTGATCTGATCATCGGCGACTGGAGCACGAACGAAGTCCTCGTTGACCCGTTCAGCCTCTCGCTCCAGGGCCAAATCCGCGTGGTGATGCAGCAGCTTACCGACGTGGCAATCCGCCACCCGAAATCGTTCAGCATCAGCACGACCTAATCTCAAACACAACCATCACACACCATGCAATCACCTGATCTCAACGGCGAACTCACAGCCTTCACAGTCATCCCCGGCGTCAACCTGCTTGTAGCAGCTGGCACGCAGACCTATGCGGGCGTGGACATCCAAGACTACATCGGCAACCTCAAGCTCATCTTTACTTGGGCCGGTGCGGCTTCGGACGGCGCAAACTCGCTGCAAGTCAGCATCCTCGACAGCGCGGACAACACGACCTTCGCGGCCACCGCTGGCCTGCCCACCTTCGCCCCAATCACGGCGACGAGCGGCGATGTCAGCGTGGCGCTCGACACCCGTAACTGCCGCCGCTACATTCAGGGCAAGCTGCTCACGGCTTCCACCACTGCGACATTCCGCAACGCGATGGTTGGCGTTGGGTTGAAGAACGTCGTCTAAACTTCTTGGGGAGGAAAAGCGCAGCCCGCACCGGCAATCCGGTGCGGGCTTCTTTTTGCTTGCGTGCCGTGCGCGGTTTGATATTGGACAGGCAACCAATTCGCATGAGCAAACGCAGCAGCAAGCGCCGCAAGGCCGCACCACCGCCAAACCAACCGCTGCCGCCCTACGCGCACGGTCGCGCACGGAACAAGAGCCTTTTGGACAAGGCCAACAAAGCCGGTGCCGCCGGCGACCACGACACGGCGGAGCGGTTGTGGCGTGAATACCTGCAAGACGTACCGGACGACCCAGACGTGAACTTCAACGTGGGAGTCTGCATCGGGCGACGCGCGGATTCACCGGCGGATCGCGTGGAAGCGGCGGAACATTACGAGCGCGTCGTGCGAAGTGCCGTGGTGCGTATGGAGCGCAAGGCTGATGCAATGAACAACCTTGGCCTGATTGCGGAGAAAACAGGCCACACCGACAAAGCAGCCATCGCCTACGGCTTCGCGCTCAAAATGTGGCCAGAGCACGCCGCCGCGCGCGTCAATCTCGGCGACGCCAAGCGGTTTATGGGTGATTGGAAGGGCGCGGCACAGGAATACGATGCCGTGCTCGACCAAGATCCGCAATCGGCCAATGCACACCTATGCGCTGGCATGATCGCGCTGCTCTTTGGCGACTTCGAACGCGGCTGGCGCGAGTATCGGTGGCGCTACCGCACCGCGTCGTTCAAATCCAAGCCGTTCGTGTCCGACAAACCGCCGTGGACTGGCGAGGTGCTGGACGGCAAGACGCTGCTTATGGTAGCCGAACAGGGGTGGGGAGATCAGGTGATGATGGCCAGGTATCCCGCCGAGTTGAAACGCCGCTGGCCTACGTGCCGCGTCGTCTATCATTGTGACCCGTGTATGCACCGGCTTTTCGGCGGCGTTATCGGGCTGGATGCTGTTGCGTTCAACCCCACCGACGGCTTTGATTACGTGTGCCACGTCATGGATTTGCCCGGCTACTGCGGAATGAAGGCCGAGGCGGACATTCCCCCGGCGTTTTGCATCCGACCGATGCCGGATTGGCCGGTGTGGAAGCTCGAAAACGTCAACCTGCTTCGCAAACGCATCGGCCTGGTGTGGGCTGGCTCGCCAACGCACGGCAAGGACAAGTCGCGCAGCATCCCTGCGACGATGTTTCAGCCGCTCATTGACGCGCACCCGGAGTGCGACTTCTACTCGCTACAAGCCGGGCCAGCGCAGCCACAGGTTGCCGAGCTTCGCAACGTGACGGATCTCGCGCCGCAAATCACGAACTGGACTGACACGGCGCAAATGCTCGCGTGCATGGACGTGTTGGTGAGCGTGGACACGGCCTGCGTCCACCTTGCCGGGGCCGTCGGCACGCCAGCGAAGATTTTGATTCCGTTCAGCCCCGACTTTCGCTGGCAGTTACAGCGCGAGGACAGCCCGTGGTATCCCAAGGGCAAACTTTACAGGCAACCAACCGCCGACGATTGGGAGACACCGATACGGCGCATCTCGGAGGCATTATGACCGAGTGGACATCTGACTTTGCCGAGTTCCTGCGAGAAATCGCGGAGACAACTTACCCGGAGCCGCGCACCGACGGACATACCAAGCTCACGCGCACCATGCTTGCCAAGGTTGCGCCGCTCATGCGTCGCGGCGGCATTGCGTTGGATGTCGGGTGCGGCCGCGGCCCGGCGCTCGAATGGTTTGCTGAACAGAAGATTCACGCAATCGGCATCACCATCAATGCCAGCGACCTTGCCGCGTGCGAGAATGTCGGTTTTCTCGTGGAGCATTGCGACCAGAACGACATCAAGCAGCCGGACGGATTCTTTTCGCTTGTTTGGGCGCGGCACGTATTGGAGCACTCCGTTTGTCCGATGTGGACGTTGCGCGAATATCGCCGCGTGCTGGAACCGGGCGGGCTGCTCTACGTGGAAGTGCCGGGGCCGGATACGCCGTGTCAGCATGAACAGAACCAGAACCACTTTTCCGTCTTTGGTTGGAAGGCATGGCATTTCCTGCTCACGAAAAGCGGCTTTGACGTAAAGGAGTGCGCGCAGATAGACTTGGAAACATCGGTCGGCGGAGATCGCTACTTTTACTTCATCGCAACCAAGAAATGAAAACCCTGCGCTACTGCGGATTCCAGCCAAACGTCAGCGGCTTCGGCTGGGCGACGTGCAATGCCAATCTCCGCACCGCACTCGCCGCGCATTTCGAGTTGACCGAGCGCCAAGGTGCGGACGTGGACTTCATCCCCATCACCGACCATGCGCTAAATCCGGTGTCCACGCCGACGGCAGGCATCCGGCTTGGCCTTTCGTTCTTCGAGTCTCCGCTCGAAAGCACGGCGCGCGACAACTCGGAGCAGTATGACACCGTGTTTTGCGGTTCAACGTGGTGTGTCGAGCGAGCGAAAGCGGCTGGCATCGCCAATGCGCGGCTGCTCCTGCAAGGCGTGGACGAAGACGTGTTCCATCCGCGTTTTGTGCCGCGCGTGCCATTGCGCGATTCGAGCTATCGTATTTTCAGCGGCGGGAAGTGCGAGTATCGCAAGGGACAGGATTTGGTCATTGATGCGTTCGTGCGCTTTGCCAAGACCAATCCCGACGCGCACCTTGTCTGTGCGTGGCACAACCCCTGGCCGCAACTTATCCAGTTTCGCAACCCGTCAAACATCCCGCAGGAGCAGCTTTACCGCATGGTAATGCTCGCGAGCGGCCTTGAACCGCACCAATTCACCATCCTGCCAAAGCTCACCGCGCTCGAAATCGCGGCGCAAATGCGGAACACGGACATCGGCCTTTTCCCCAACCGCTGCGAAGGCGGCACCAACCTTGTCGCGATGGAATATCTCGCGTGCGGCAGGCCAATCGTGGCCAATATCGCCACCGGCCATGCGGACTTGGCGGCGGCGGGAGCGGCCATCTACCCGATCGCGCATCACCTGGACGACATCGGCTGGGCCGTTCAATCACCGGCTGACATCGTTTCCGCGCTCACCAAGGCGCGTTCCTTGCCGATTGAATGGGCGGAGCGCCCGCGCTGGCTGTGGGCGGCGGCAGCGCAGACCGTCGCGGACGAGGTTGAGCGGCTGGATTCTCAAAATTGAGAATCGCGCCTTGCAACGCGAGCCGCTGCAAGGTAAAGGTGGTGCGTGAGCGCATACACGACCGCATTCTCTGAGCTTTACGCCGCACAGACCGCCGCCACTGGCGCAACGACCGTGTGCGCCATCGGTGCCATTACCGGCGTGGCGTGCGTCGTGTCGGACGTTGGCACGGATCTCGGCTTCTACGGTGGCGGCATCGGCAATTCCGCCACCATGACACTGCAAACGCTCCTTTCTGCGTGGTCAACCTTGCCAGCCAAGAACGATTCTATCACCGTGAGCGGCTTGCCGGGTGCGAGCGTCACCCGCTCTGTGCTCTCAATTACCGACCGCGCGGGCATCCTTTACATCGCCATCGGCGACAACTCCATCCAATGAGCAGCCAACAGAAGAAGATCGAGGACATCGTGGTGGCGCTCATCAAGACGCAATCGCCTTTCACCACGCCATCCACCGCGCCCGTCCTGCACTACGACGCGGACGGTGACACCGTATCGAGCAAGAGCCGCGTGGTGGTCAAGGCGGGCGAACCGACGCCGCTCGTGCAGAACTTCAAACCGGACAGCGCAGCCGTCGTGCTTCAAAGCGACGTGGAAATTGCCATCCGCCTGCCGGTAGCCAGCAGTGCCACGCTCGACACATGGGAAGCCGCCGTGGACACCGCGCTCGGCACCGCCCCGGCAGCCGTCGCCACTCTCGCCGCGTCCTACTTCGCCAGCGGCTTCGCGCTCGACGACGTGAGCGCCGGGAGTCGTCATTCCGAGGGCGCGGAGAACCGAGAACGCACCAAGACTGTCCGCGTGGTGTTCCGTCCGTAATTCTCACGACTGAGAAACTTCTCATATTTGAGAAAATCCGCTTGCAATACTGAGAGGCGGAAGGCAATGTCTCCCCACTATGGCAGCAACTCTTGTCAATCTCTCTGGCTTCCAGCGCGGATGCGAACTCGCCGAAACCGGCATCAACCTCGAAAGTTTCGACGTGGATTCCAAGCCGGAATACAAGGATTTGATGCACAATTACCTTGGCGAAGTCATCGGCTTCGCGGCGGGGCCGGTCATGTCGGAAATCAGCATCAGCGGCGAAGTCACCGACTCAACCGGCGTCATAGCCGTAGCCATCGGCAGCGCGTTCGTCCCGGCCAACGACACCACGCAATTCGGCCAAAGCTCCGGCGGTTGCTACCCGGACAGCTTTACGCAGACACAGAGCAGGGATGGTTTCCGCAAGGTAAGCGTCAAGTTCTCGCGCTATCAGGGCTGTGCCTGAGTCTGATTTTCGATGAGTGGACATTTTGCAACCAATGAGTGAACAACAAGCCGAGGCAGCGTATTCAACGCGCGACTTTGCCGAGGCGGTCACGCTGGCGACGTGCGGCGTTCCGTTTTTCTACCCATCGCAGCGCATGGTTCACATGTATCGGCAGGCGAGATTAAAGGAGCTTGGCTTGTCGGCCAAGCAGGCGGTGGAACAGAACATCGAGGGGGAGAAAACGTGGATGTTTAAGAAAACGCCGGAGTGCGATGTTGTGGTGACAGCATTCACCAAGGCGTGGAGCGGGCCGAAAGATCAAATCCAGACACTGCCGCAGATCGAGCTTCCTGAACTCGCGCTTGGCATTGCCACCGCGCTTCGCAACCGCAAGGAGCTTGCCGGGGATTGGAAATACGTCACGCCGCACGTCGCGTTTGAACGCGAGGACGGTTCCGTAACCGTCATCACTGAACACACACCAAAAGATGCGCTCGCCCGTTGGGGACTGGAAATCTGAACGAAAGGAACAAACGACCATGATAACCATCGAAAAATGTGCATACGCATACGGAACACTGGAGCCCAAGCCAACGCGCGGATTCCCGCCCGGCAAACTCAGGCTTCGCATGAGAACTAGGGAATTTGTTCGTGCCCGTGTGAAAACGCCGGACGGGATTGAGGAGTTTGCGGTGAAGGAGCAAGACGGGTTTTGGGTTCCGGCACACGTGACCGGGAGCAACCTGCGGACAACCAGCAAATGAACGACGAACCCGATCCGACAGAAATCAAGGCGAAGATTGACACCGGCAGCATGGGGCGGCGCTTTGCCATCAACGGCCAGCCGCTTCACCCGTTCAGCTTCACGCATCGCATCGCCTTTTACCGCATCAAACAGGGAGACGTTTCGCAGCTTGAATCGGACGCGCTCTTTTTGTTCGTGCTCACGAAGACCGCCGCGGAGCTTGACCTTGTGCGCGGCGAGAAACGCGAGAGCGAGTTTCGCCTTGCCGCGGGCGCATGGGCGGAAAAGCAGAGCATCCCGGAGATTATGGCCGTTGCGCGCGATGTCAACGAGGACATGGAGCGCGCCACGTCGGTTGAGCCTGCAACCAGACCGGCAGCGGGAAACGTCTGACGCCGGGCGACGGCACGGCCTACGTCGCGCGGCTGAGTGAAGCACTCCACGGCTCGCTCACGCCCGCGCAGATACTCGGCGAGTTGTCGTATGCGGACGGCATCCGGCTTCTCAACCAGTGGTTTCTGGACAGCGACGAAACCGGCAAGGCTGAGTTGCGGCCAAGCGTGAGCGTTGCAAAAATCTCCGTGCGCGGTATCTTCTGAGCATGGCGAACATGCACAGCCGCACGGTGGTCAAGCTGGACACATTCAACAAAGTCCTCTCCGCACTCGCGCGCGTGAAGGATAAGAGCTACGCGGACTTGACCAACAAACACCTGCTCCAGGTTGTCGTCGGCGCGAAAGGAGAACGTGGCAGAACCGTGAAGGGACTCGTGCATCTTACGAAAAAAGCCACCAAGGAGCGCATCGTGTCGGACATGGCCGTGATGGTGAACGGAAAGCCGCGCGTGGTCGGGCTGGCCATCGCGTGGCTTGCGAAGCGCGGCACGAAAATCACCACGGCGAGCATCAACAGTGCAATCGAGGCCATCATCACGGCGCGCATCGTCAGCCGCGCGTTCATCGCGGCAAGCTGGCTGCACAGCGCGAAGAAGCTCGCGCCGTTCGTGCCGGGCCACACGCTCACGCGGCTCACGGATGGCAAGGTGCCGCTGTTTCACAACAGTCACGCAAGCAAGACGGCGCGTGCCGATCACGCCACGCCGAACATGACGGTGTTCACGGCGACGGTCTATAACACCGCGCCGAGTCACCCCAACAACGTTCGCGACGGCACATCAGACGGCGCGGAGAAGGTGGCGCGTGCTGCCATCAACCGGGCACTCGGTAACGCCATCACCGACATGCGGAAGGGTATCATCATTGCTCACGCGAAAATGGAAATCGAGGCACGCGCGAAAGTGCCCGGTGGCAGGCGGTGAAAATAGCCATTGACGTCTTGCCCAAGACAAGGCAATTTCCGCGCAAATGACCATCCTACCGCAACTGCTCACCGACTGCCAAGACCCGGACGCGCTCTTTGCGTGTGACGCTTTTGCCGCTGAAGAGAAGATGGACGGCGACCGTTGTTTCGTGGCGAAGGCTGGCAACGGTGTCACCGCCACAAGCCGCACAGGCCAGCCAATGCCGCTCACGGACGCGATGGTGGCTGTTGCCATGCTCGGCGGCGAGCGGTTCGTGATAGACGGCGAAATGATGCCGGGCGGCGTGTTCGTGGCTTTCGACATCCTCAGCCACGGGCCGCTGAACTGCACGGGCTGGGCGAATGCGGCGCGTGCCGAGCTTCTGCGCGGCGTAAGTCCATTCCGTTGCGTCGAGCGCGCCACGGGGCTGCACGGCAAGCTGGAGTTGTTCTTTACCGTCGAGCACGCGAAAGGCGAGGGCGTCGTGTTCAAGGCGCTCAACGCCACCTACGAGGGCGGACGAAGCGCGAGCTACCAACGGCACAAACTCTACGAAACCGACACGTTCACCGTGACTGCCGTGGACGTGCCGCGCTGCTCGGTATTCGTGTCGCTGGATGGCGAGCCGTGCGGAAAGGTGCAGTCCAGCTTTGAGCGGTTGCCGTGCGTCGGCGACAAGGTGCGCGTCCGATACGAGAAGCGGACGCCAGCGGGGAAGCTGCTACGGGCGCGTATTTCTCAAAAGTGATAATCTAATTCTCATTTCTGAGAATTGGCTTGAAAGGGCACGGTGGTTGGCGGATATTCTCCGCGAAACCAATGGCAGACGTAACATTCACGACATCCCTTGACCCGGCGAAGTTCAAGGCGGGGCTGAACGAGATGGCCAACGCCGCCGAGGTCAAGGCGCGCATCATCGCGAAGACGTTTGACAAGGCGGCGGCGGCGGCGGAAAAGTCGTCCCGCGGCTCGACCGGCTCCGTGCGCGGCGGCGCATTCGGCGGACGCAACACGGGCTACATGGGCGGGCAACTGGCCATGCAGGCGCAGGACGTGGCTGTGATGGCGCAAATGGGCATGTCCACGAGCCGCATTATCGCGCAGCAAGGTTCGCAAATCCTGTCCATCTTCGGGCCTGGCGGAGCCATCGCGGGCGGTGTTCTCGCCATCGGCGCGGCGATCCTGTCGTGGTCAATGGGCACAGAGAAGGCGGAAAAGGCGGCGGCGAATTACGCAACAAAGCTCAAGGAAATCAACGCCAATATTGCGGCGTCCAACGAGGCGCGGCAAGGCGCAGAACAGGAAATGGAAGCCGTGGCGGTTGGTCAGAAACTTGGCCCGCAGGCCGAGGAGAAACTGCGGCTTCACCGGAAGCTGTCGGAAAGGCTGAAGGAACTCGACAAGAAACACGAAGAGGAATCGCTTACCTTGGCGGAATCCTTCAAGCAGGAAGCGTTCGGCGCAACTCGGCAACACAACGCGCAAGCCGTAAAGGACAACAAGGCATTACAGCAGAGGATAACTGAATCCGCAAAAGCTCACGAAGCGGCGACGGTGGCAATCCAGTTGGAGTTTAAGCAGAAGGAAGATATTTTGGACAAGAAGCACGCAGCAGACTCGCTCGCGGCACAACAGCAATGGGAGGAACGGCAATTCGCAGATCAGCAGCAGCGCGATGGAGCGCGAGCGGATGCCGCCGCGCAAATTGCACAAGAGATATTGGATGGCGAACTCGATGAAATCCAGCAGAGCGATGCTATGGCAGCGGAGGCGGCGCGCGAGGATGAAGAAAACGAGAAGGCACGAATGGACGACATTCAAGCGTTCAACGCGCAGCGGATTCGTGAAGCGGCAGCAGCGGAACAAAAGATACAGTCGGACAGGGCCACCATTATTGCACAGGGCGGGCAGGCTTACGACGCATTGAAGGGCGCGACCTTCGGCAAGTCCCCGCTCGACATGCAGCGCGCCCGCAATGCCGCACGGCGCGAGGAACGCAAAGACAAACGCTGGCAAGACAAGATGGACAAGACCGGCGGAATGACCGGCATCAGGCGCGGCCTCGGTGGAGAAATTGAGAGCGGCATTTTACCAGGAACGGACAAGCGCGTGTGGGGGCCGGAAGGGATGCAGAAATGGCAGGAAGCAAAGCACGACAAAGCCGCCGCCGGCGAGGTTCAGGCCATGCTCGCCAAGGATAGCATTGATGAGCTTGTCGCAGCCATCGCAGACCTGTTGCCAAAATGAGCACCACCTACGTCGGCACAAACACTTTCGCGCTTCAACCCGGCTCGCAGCTTACCGTGGATGCGTGGGGCATGGATACGCTCGTCCGCAAATACAAGGGCAAGACATCGCTGCTTGCGGCGTTTCTCGCCACCTACGCCAAGAACCGCGCAAAGGTGGACTCGGAATATAACTGGCTCTCGCATCAATCGCACTCGGTTGATATTGATCGCGCCTACGCCACTGTGTCGGTGCAGTTCAAGGGCATCCAAGGAAGCACCAATTCCAGCGGCATCGGCCTTCCGCCAGTGCGCGAAACGGTGCTCAAGACGCAGGAGGTTCAGCTTCAATATATCGGCGACGTGCTCGGCACATCCACCGGAGCGGTTGCGAACATCACCTACGTCGCGCCGTCCACCACCATCCGCTACGTGCGGCGCGGCAGACCAAAGAAGCAATCGTTCAAAGGCGATCTCGAATTGACCGAGGAAGCCATCAGCATTGTGGCAAGGAACGGCTTTCCCGGAAGCATCCAGCTATTTGCAGGCGCGACTTGGCGGCGCGAATTGAAGGACAGTGGCAGCAGACCGTCGCTCGTCCCTGTCGGCACAGTGCAGTCTTATAACGGCGTGATCGAGGTTATCACGACGCAATTCAGCTTCACGCCAGCCGGATTATGGTATCAGTGCGTGGAGGTCAACGAAGCGCGCATTGTGCCGCTCGATCTTGCCAACGGTCTAATTAACTTCTTCGTATGAGCTGGCAAAAAGCAGTCAAACAGTTGAATACCGTTGCGGACTTTGGTGGCGGCACTGAAACCACGCGCGGCCACATCAACGAATTGGTGAACGGCCTGAACTCGATCATCACCGAGGCGCAGCGCAACCCGGAGCCGGACAATGGAAACGTCGTGCTGCTCTACGTCAACGAAAACGGCGTCGCGGTGAAATACAACTTTATCGCCACAAAGGCGCAACTCGTATGAGAGCGCGCGGGCTTACCAAGACCAACCACAGCACGGCGCAACTCGCGACGACCGGGCTTACCGACAACTCCATTGACGCGCTCTGGGAGTATCGTTACCGCGTGCGGACGTGGACAATCTCTGGCAGTTTCGTTTTCGAT